TTAAAAGCGACGACATTTGTGTATTGAATATTAGAGACTACGAATCTGATCCTACTTTATTCTTATCGAGAGATTATTGGGTTAAAGCAATATATCACATGCTTAGTTTGAATCCTAACATGCAGTTCTTAGTTATCACCGAGAATCCTGATATGGCAAAGAGATTATTACCAGAATTAGCTGATAATGTGTACCATTTTGATTTGGCTAAAGACTACTCAATAGTTAAGAACGCAAAGTGGTTGATCATATCTAATTCAAGTTTTGCATATTTTCCTGCATTTTGTTCTGACGCGCATTTAATTATAGCGCCTAAGTATTGGGCTAGACATAATGTATCTAATGGTTATTGGAGTTGCGGTTATAATGTATCTCGTAAGTTCACATACATAGATAGAGAGGGTCGTTTGCAAACATACAATGAAGTGATGAGAGAATTTGAATTATATAAAAAAGAAACCAAGATATATGGCTAAAGTATACGACGTATTTACTTTCTTTAATGAACTAGATCTATTAGAATTAAGATTAGAGATGCTTGATCCTTATGTAGATAAATTTGTATTGATAGAATGTATAGAGACATTTTCAGGTAAACAGAAGCCATTGCATTTCAGTCAGAATAAACAGAGATTTGAAAAGTATTTACATAGGATACATCATCACGTTACATTCACACCACCAAAATCTTTCGAGGATTTACAACAGAGAATATTAGATGAGAAGAGCAGCGAATTTGAAAAGCAGGTCTGTATACAAGCATTGACTACGTCTAATGTGCCAAAAGGGGAACTACATTGGTTGAAAGAGTTCTATCAAAAAGAATATATAAGATTGGCTATAGAAAATGCAGGAGCTCAACACGAAGATCTAGTATTCGTAACAGACTTAGACGAAGTATGGAATCCTGAGTTGGACTATACTAATATAGAAGATCACAAGATATATAAACTAAGACAGCTAGCATATTCAGGATATATGAACGTTAGATCCTCAGAATCGTGGGCTGGTACTTTACTTACAAAATACAAGAACATAGAAGGCGGTTGTTTAAATCATCTTAGAACTCATTCTAAAACTCCGTACGAATATATAAATAATGGAGGTTGGCACTTTACATTCATGGGCGGAGAGCAACAAGTAAAGATGAAGTTAGAAGCTTACGGACACCAAGAGTATAATAACGACGGAATCAAAAATAACGTTAAATTGTTACTTGAACAAGGCAAAGACGTATTAGGTAGAAACGAATTTAGATTTTGGATAGACGAATCTCAATTACCAAAATACTTAATTGATAATAAAGAAAAATACAAACAGTTTTTTAAATGATAACGTTTTGCATTCCTTCTAAGTCGAATCTTAGATATTTAAAACCTTGTATCAAGTCTATTCGCGATAATTCTTTCTACGCCAATAAAATCATTGTGTACGTAGATCAGGATACGGACGGAACTGTAGAATGGTTAAGAGAAAACGGTATTAAGTTCATTCAAAATCACGAACAAGCACCAAAAGGAATTGGCTTCGCTTACGATAGTATGTTCGAATGGGCGGATACAGAATACGTAATAGCATTTCACGCTGACATGATTCTTGGTCCTCATGCTGATAAACACATGATGGATATCAAAACAAAAGACAACATCGTTTGCGCAACACGAATAGAACCGCCGTTACATCCACCAGGTCAAGAGAAGATAGTAAAGGATTTCGGAATGTGGCCAGAAGATTTGAAGATTGAAGAGTTTAACAAGTTCGTTGAAGAAAACAAAAGCGGTAAGATAACAAAAAGCATCTTCGCTCCATGGTTAATTAGAAAGGAACAACACTTAGGACACGATCCTATATTTTTATCGGTGTTTGAAGACGCGGATCTATTTAGAAGGTTTAAATTACACGGATATGATTTGATTCAATCTTGGTCAGCAATGGTATATCACTTGACTTGTAGAGGCGGACAGTTTGCGCACGCAGAAAAAATGGAAGACTTTAAAACAAAGAGTGAAGATTGGAATAAGAACAATGTAATATCTATGTACGAATACATTAGAAAATGGGGCGGATTTTTAAAACAATCGGATACATTAGAACCAATACCCAATATTAAATACAATGTGGGTATAGAAATAAAGAATTGTAAGAGTGAGAAAATACTAAGCATTGAACCATATTTTGATCATATTAAAGTGGACGTAGATCCAAAATCTTATTGCGATTATATGCAGCCTTATACAACTTTTGATATGAAGTCAAAGTTTGTAGACGAATTACAAGACGATATTGTATTAACCGCAGATTTTGAAGACATGATTAAAGATGAGAATGCTTTTCAATCATTGTTAGGATCTTTACAAGATTTAATACACAACGACTCTGAAGATTTGGGCGTATATGAATTAGGCACTTTTAAATTGGATATTAGAAAGAAACAATCTCAACAACCAACATTAAAATTATGTTAAGACAAGACGACGTTACATTAGTAATACCAGGTTATAACAATTTAAGACATTTAAAAAACTGTTATGCATCTATAAAAAAACACGCTTCTGATATTAAATTAGTATTATTGGATGATGGATCTACAGATGGAACTTTTGAGTGGATAAGTTCTTTAAACGATCCCAATATCACAAGCATTTATAGATCTGAAAAAAGATTAGGTCATGTAATTCTTTATGATAAGGGCATTGATTTAGCAGAAACAGAAATAGTCGGAATATTTCACTGCGATATGATAATGGGGCCTAATTACATAGAAAATGTTCTTAAGCACCTTGAAAAAGAGAAGGTTGTTTGCGCAACTAGAATAGAACCTCCGTTACATCCACCAGGTAAAGAAAAGATAATACAAAATTTTGGCATGGATTTTGATGATTTAAACATCGAAGCTTTTGAAGAGTACACTATAAAAGCTCAAGAAGAGTTTAAAGATCAAACTTCAGACGGAATGTTTGCGCCTTGGATTATATATAAAGAGGACTTTGTTGCAATGGGTGGCCACGATGCTTTATTTGCGCCATTTCCTTACGAAGATTCTGACATATTTCAAAGGTGGATATTATATGGATACGAACTAATTCAGTCAAGAGACTCTTTTGTATATCACTTAACTTGTCGAGGTCATAGATTTGTAGAAGAGATTGGTAAGGACGATGACTACTTTAAGAATGCTTCAGCGAAAGCAGCTAGAAACTATCTTAGAAAGTGGGGAAGCTGGATTGAGAACGACGAATATCAAAGGCCAATACTAAAACCAAGGTACGACATTGGGGTTTCCATAAAAAATTGTACTCCCAATCTATTGAGTCAAATAGAACCCTGGTTCGATAATACATACGTAGATCAGTCTATTATATCTGACTATATAAAACATGAACAACCAAAGACTGAGCTTGACCTCGAAGCTAGGGTGCGTTCGATAGAACAAAAAAAGACAAATGACATCGTAGTTCACTTCGATGCAAATCTGCCCATAGATCTAAATATCGTAACGCTTTTGCAAGTTATAATAAAAGAATCAGTGGACGGACCAGGAACTTACGAGTATCAAGGATTCGAAATACAAGTAAAGAATATAATAGATAGAGTGGACAAAGTTATGGGAACCCTAGTCAAGAATGTATTTTAATAAAGATAATTATCAGATATTTATTAACGGTTATTCAACTACTCGCGTAAATGGCAAATACATCAAAAAATATAGGATACTCTGTAAATCTCACCATAGACGGTGAAAAATATACCATTCCGCTGCAGTTCGAAGTGGAGGATTCTCCAACAAAGAAAGGCATAAACATGCAGTTCGTGCTTCCAAAAGAAAAGACACAGGATCCAAGAAAGAAACAAGAGTTTGCGAACAAGATATCGGTTGCGCTTCAAAAGAAGTTTGGCGAAGCTGGAATTACAATAGATTATAACGAAAGAAATGCGTACGTGAATGTTGTATCCTTTATAGTTCCCATGTATTCTGTATCTAATTGGTTAATAAACACTCTTAAAGGGAAATAATGGGTAATTTCATACTTGATAAAATTAAATCCACAGGCGCTAGTTTTTTTGCTCCCTCAGATAAGAATAATTCTACTTCTAAGCTAGGGGCAAACAAAAAGACAAATACCAATAGTATTTTTTCTTCCACAGTTGGTAAGAAGAGCATCGTAAATTCTAATAGTTCAGCTCTTAAACAAAAAATGGTAGAAGACAGTATTTTCTCTTCTGCTCCAAACAGATCTAGTTACGTAAATTCAACTAAGTTCGGTATCAATGTACAATCTTTGTACGCAGCCGGCACAGCTGGCGGAGGAATTATGCCGAATATACCTTTGCCGCCAGAAACTTACAGTTTGTTGACCGAAGCTCAATATACATTAATTACAGAGAGCGGAGACATACTAGTATCAAAATAATAATAAAAATAAAAAATAAATGGCAAATCTTAAAATATCCCAACTTCCAGTAGTAACATCGGTATCACCCAATGATATAGTGCCTACAGTAGCCAGTGGTATAACTTCTCAAATATCGGTGACGAATTTAATAAATGCTGTCACTGCGTCTAGAGCGATCAGTGCGTCTTACGCAGTTACTGCTACCTCGGCTACAACTGCATCTTATGCCGTTATTGCAACGACTGCGTCTTACGCGCTAAGCAATAGCGGGCCAATGGCAATCACGGGAAGTACGATATACAACAATACTATATCTTCGAACGTGTCCCCTACCGATAACATAATTTTGGGTGTTAACGCAGGATCGGCTTCTTCGGACGCTACAAGAACTATCATTATCGGTTGGCAAGCTGGATTACAAGCAAGTGGTTTGTATCAATCAACGCTAATCGGTAACATGGCAGGTTACCAATCTCAAAACGGGTATAGGTCGGCTTTTATAGGCGCATTAGCCGGATCAGGATCATCAAACGCTGCTTACTCAAGCTTTGTGGGTCACTCTTCTGGTCAAAGCTCTATTAGTGCTTTTAGCTCGAGCTTCATTGGAGCTAACGCAGGTTACCAATCATCAGGATCAAGCGAATCTAACTTTTTTGGTCCCAATGCTGGATACCAAACTAACGGTTCTAATAGATCAAATTTCATCGGTTCAAGCGCAGGTTATCAAGCAAGCGGAGCTAGTGGATCAAACTTCATAGGATTGAATTCTGGCTTTCAAGCAGTTCGTTCTTATAATTCTAACATGCTAGGTTACCAAGCTGGATACCTAAGTAGCGATGTAAATCAGTCAAACTTAATTGGATTTCAGGCCGGTTACCTATCTATTAATTCTGACAATTCAAATTTCATAGGCACAGCTACTGCTTATTCGTCATCAAATATTACGTATTCTAATTTCATAGGACACTACGCTGGATACAATTCATTGGGCACTTCTAATTCTAACTTCATAGGATACCAAGCAGGGTACCAATCAACTGGTTCTGGGTTCGTAAATTCTTTCGGATACCAATCAGGGTACCAAACAACTGGCTCTAGCTACTTAACTGCTCTAGGCTATCAATCTGGATACCAAGTAACATCTGCTTCATACGGTCTTTTCATTGGATCTCAAGCTGGATTCCAAGCGAGCGGCTCGAGCTATTCTACCTTCTTAGGATACCAAGCGGGATACTCAGACACAGGATCCAACAATTCAAATTATTTAGGTCGTCAAGCCGGTTACCAAGTAGTAAATTCTGATACTTCAAATTTCATAGGTTACCAAGCTGGACAGCAGGCCAATGGTTCGGACAACTCTAGCTTTATTGGTTCTCAAGCAGGCTACCAAGCGTATAATTCGGATCACAGCAATTTCATAGGTACAGCTGCCGGACAACAGACCAGCGGATCTATTTACTTGAACGCAATCGGATACAACGCCGGCCTACAATCTTTCGTTGTTAACGATTCTAACTTTATAGGACACAGCGCCGGTTATAAATCAACAAATAATGCAAACGCAAATTTCATCGGTTATTTTGCTGGATACCAAGCCAGTGGAAGCACGTCTTCTAACTTCATGGGTTGGCAAGCGGGGGCTTATAGCTCTGGCTCTCTTCAATCGAACTTTATAGGCTATCAAGCTGGGCAAAGCGCATCGAGCGATATTTACTCCAACTTCATTGGCGTTCGCGCAGGAATCAGTTCTTCAAACTCGGATAAGGCAAACCTGATAGGTTATAATGCAGGCCAGTATACTCAAAATATCGTACAAACTAGCATAATTGGATTCAGCGCAGGCCAATACGCAACCGGATCTACTTCATGTAATTTTATAGGTACCAACGCCGGCGCGCTCGATTCTTATTCTACGAATACTAACTTCATAGGCAACGCTGCAGGATTTCAAGCTGTTAGTTCTTCTTACGTAAACGCTATAGGTTATCAAGCGGCTTATCAGAACAACAGCTCTTCTTTTTCAAACTATATCGGATATAACGCGGGCTATAGAGCGTCTGCTTCTGCTTACTCAAGTGTCTTTGGCTATAGCGCCGGCCAGACAAGCGTTTCTGCATCGTACTCAAATTTCTTTGGTTATTTCGCCGGCCAGACAAGCGTTTCTGCATCGTACTCAAATTTCTTTGGTTATTTCGCCGGCCAGACAAGCGTTAATACAAACTACGTAAATTTTATAGGTGGAAATGCGGGTCAAGGCGCCAACGGAACTTCCTTCTCAAGCTTCATGGGTTACCAAGCGGGATACCAAGAATCGGCATCTATTTACACTACAGCGGTGGGTTACCAAGCGGGATACAGCGCATCAAGCAACACAGGTTGCTATTTTGGCGGATTCGGTGCTGGTAGAGCTTCATCGTTGAACACTTACGTAACAGCTGTAGGAAATAGTGCAGCAAACTCTTCACTGTCTTCTTCTTACAGCAATTTTATAGGATTTAGAGCTGGATACGGTGCTGCTAGTTCAAGCTACTCTACTTACTTGGGTTACCAAGCTGGCTATTCGCCTTCGACTAGCACACCTAATCCACTTAGCAATAACATAATAATAGGAACGTCTATCACTTTACCGGCAAATTATTCTAATGGAGTAAACATCGGAGGATTGATATTCGGATCCGGATCTTTTTTTAATAGCACACTAGGATCAGTGTATTCAGGATCCGCTAACGGATTTGTCGGAATAAACCAACCGAATCCTCAGCAAAGCTTGGACGTAAACGGATCGGGTAGCTTTAACGGCACAGTAATATTGTCCAAAGTGTCATCTAGCTTCAACTTCGCCAATGACACTGCAGCTGCATCTGGAGGCATTCCACTTGGCGGTCTGTACAGAAGCGGTAGTTTTATTCTGATCAGATTGACGTAATTAAAAATAAAAGACTGACGTAAAACTAAAGTCACAAAAGTTATGAAGAAAACACAAAGAAAAACGGTGAGGGCCATATTCGACAACGTAGAATCCCTCACCTTCGAACAGATAAAAGATTCGGAGATCCTGAAAACCCTACTCAAACAGGAAACTCCGAAGGCGATAGAGGACGCGATGATAAACAAAAAATCGTTCGCGCCTCTGTTTGAAATAAACGCCACAAATAACTTCGTAGAAATTCACAAAAACTATTGGTCCGATTGCCTATCCAAGTGCCTTCACTGGTACTTGGAAGACGGCACGGAAGACTACGAAACGTGCAATCACATCTCAAAATTGATAGAATCCCTAAAAACTACCAAAAAATAAAAAGATGGCAGCAGAACCCTACAAAGAAATACAATTGGCTGTCGACTCTCTATTGGGGACAAAATCGGCAATACGCAGAAAGAGAAGAACGGCTTCGGACAGGAAAAAAGAGATGTTCGTCTCCATCATAAACTTGTTGGAGTCCACGGTGGTTAGATCCAACCTGGCCTACCAAGAATTACAGATAGACCTATTCAAGTACGAGGATCCATTCATGCAAATCATAGATATGTTGATGTTCATGAATTTTGGAGAGGAAGCGATGGAAGTCATAAGTTTCTACCTGTACGACAGGATAGCCGACGATGGAACTCTGAACGCTATGAAGACTCTAGATGGACAGGACATACTACTACAAACCCCTTACGATCTTTGGAACATCGTAACCATACTTAATCCAAAAGTAGACGAGTAATCAAATGCGTGGAAAGCGCCAAAAATACCAAAAAAAGTTACCGCACGAAGTAAGTAAAGCCATGGGCTTCCCTCACTTGGGTCTACAATTGACCGAAGACGAGATAAGGGATTCCATGGCCAACTCCAGAAATATATCTGAAGCGTGCCGTTACATGGGAATAAACTTCAAAACGTGGTCAAAGTACGCCAAGATGTACGTGGATCTTGAGACAGGAAAGACTCTGTACGAAATACACAGGAAGTACGGCAACCCAAACTTAGTCAGACCAAGAAAACATAAAGAAAACCTACCCAGAAGATTCCAAAAACAGATAGACAAACTACTCACCTACAGGAAGTGGACCAGCCCGGCCAGGGTGGCCATCCTAAAGAAGATGCTCGTACTCCACGAGCTAGACAAAGACTATTGCGAACACTGCAACTACCACGAAAGGAGGGTCAAAGACGGAAAACAGCCGCTCATACTTCACTTCGTGGACGGGGACAGGAGAAATTGGGAGCTCAAAAATATAAAGTGGCTGTGTTACAATTGTTTTTTTATACACGTGTTCGATACGTTTAGCGGAAGGATACTGAGAAACATGCAATCTGCGCCGATAGTCGGACACGAAACGTCCTTCGAATCCAATCTACTTTTCTACAATATTGACGATTCAGTTTTGAAAGAGATAGAGATGATGCAGAAATTCTTGGACGAAGGAAGGTACACAGAAGAGGAAGACTTAATAGACTTCGAATCTCAAGAGGACAGGGACATGCAAGAGTTACAGAGCATGGTCGAGGAATCCAAATACATCAAACACGAATTGCAAGAAGACGAAGACAGTCTAATAGACCGCAAAATACAATGATAACCAATCTCTTGTGCAACTGATTGGTTTCCAACCCACTACATGTTTTTTTAGGCTCCATACGTAACTGATTGGTATTCAATAGCGATAACTAATTGGTTATCAATCTATTGTGCAACTGGTTGGTTTTCAATCGAGAATTTTCACTAGAAATTTTTTTGTTTGAGAAATGTGTCTTACATTTACTATGTATCAAAAAATAAAAGTTATGAACACAAAAAACAGCGGAATAGAAAATAAGATAGATGTTTCTGTCAATAGCAAAGAAAAAAGCGCGCTACAATTTACGACTATTGCTAAGGAACTGGCAATGGTATTGGTAGGCGATGGAGATAAAGAAAATAACTTGTGGTTCGTTACTTACGGTCCCTATATTTCTTTGCATAACGAAGGAGAAGAACCTAATTTTGAATTGTTGCCCGGTTTTAGCGAAGAAAATGACTGCGTAACTTACGGCCCTTTTGTTTCTTACGAATATGCTTGCAAGAAATACGATAGTATAGATTTGGATCCGTACACTGGCGTAGGTCTAGTGTTCATCGAAGACAGAGCTTGCGGTCAAGTAAAAGAAAAATTTTTGGAGAAAGTAGTTACGGTTGACTATAGCTTCAACGAAATCCATCATTAGAAATATTTTTATAATAAATAAGCTTTAAAAAAATAAAAACATGAAAAAATTATTAGTCTTATCTAGTCTGTGTATCCTATTTAGCTCTTGCATGAGCGAGTACTCTAAAAGCGTTTACGGTTACAAATACAAACCCAAAAAAACTGGATGCATGGTGGGTAGAAGGGGTGGATCGTGGAACTAGTAAAATAATACGTTTTAATTAACTCGTTCAAAAAAAAATAACTCTTATGACAGTTTACAAATCGGTACTTCCCCCAATCTGTGTATTCGGCCCACACACAAAGAAGTGGTACGTCATAGCGGACGGCGTGTGGCACAGCGTGACTAGAAATATTCCGTGGTCCGATTTGGAAAAGATGTGGGAGAAAATAACCTATTCGAAACTTGAAAAGCCAGTAGCAAAAACAAAGGAAGTCTTTAAGTACTTTGTGGACGGCAGCAAGGGAAACAAATACGAAGTAGTCAACGACGAGGGATTTTGGAAGTGTTCGTGTCCTGCACACTCTTTCAGTAAAGGCAAAGATTGCAAACACATTACTTCTATAAAAGCAAAAAACAAATAGTTATGAATAGCAAAAGAGAAAAGATAGGCTACACGATACAGCCAGAAGAAAAATTAAGCCTAGACCAGTGGATGAAAGAGTTTAAAGTTGGAAGGCTGCACGTCGATAAACAAGCGATGCACAATGCAAACGAAATGATGAAGCAGTACAATTCGCAAGACGGATTCTGTGCCAAACTATTTAGTACAGTACTGGACAAGCTGTGCGTCAATTGATCTAAGCAATATCAATTAATGAAATATGTCAGAAGAAGTCGTAGTAGAAGAGAAGAAAATTAAGAAGAAAAACCTGATAACGAAATCTACTTCCTATCAAATACTGTATTGGTGCATCTCTGAATACGGTAGGAGCAAATTGAATGGAAGGTACCCGCACATAGAATTTTTAAAAGAGGGAGAGACAGAGAACGATTACGGGTATTTCGACGACATAGAAAGCACGATCTACCTGTACAAAAATAAGATCTTGACACTCGAGGACCTCGCTAGGACGATCATACACGAGTACACCCACTACTGCAAGCATTCCATGGCGGAGTACAAGGTGCTTTCCAAGTACTTGAGTTACGCAAGAAATCCATTGGAGGTGGATGCCCGTAGGGTGGAGAGCAGGGACTTTAAGAAGTGCCTAAAATTTTTAAAGAAGGAACACAATATTTACGAATAACTCACAATATTTATTATCAATATGCACAACGAACTAGTATTCGATATGTTGGACAGGATAGCACAAGACGTTGTACCTAATAGGATTCACACCCTATTGCATGTGAATTGTAGACAATCTTTCGTTGAAACAGCTGCACAATTGCTTGAGACGAAGGCATTAAAACCGACCGCATCAAACGTAAAGTTTTTGGCTTCGAATTGGGAACACTTATTGTACACTAAATATTCAATGCTTAACTAGTGAAATTTTTAGACATTCAAGAGTCAGCTATTAATAGCGCTTTCCTGCAGTACGGCATATTGGGAATAGTCGCACTTTTACTTGGATACTTCGCATGGATCCAATACAAAAGATTGGTCGTAAAGAACGACAAGTTAGAAGAGAAAGTGGACAGGCTTCAACAGGAGATGGTCCAAATTCTAGTAGAAGAGAGGGACAGGATGTCCAAACTGATAAGCGAGAATACGCAAGCGCTTAACGACCTACAGAGAGTCATTACTGAGTACATAATAAAACAAAAATAAGAGTGCGAGGCTACGTATCCAGAAGACTGGAAAAGGAGGCGGATAAGTTGCTAAAGGCTTACGAAGCCGCAGATAAATGGAAATCAAACCGTCAAAATAAAAGCACACCAAATGTTACGCAAACAAAAAATAAAGGTATCACCAAAAAAGATAATGGTAGAAGCCTGTAGCAGCAATCACTCTAGCTGCGATTATCACTACTCCATATTCGGAGAATTTTGTCGAGCCTGTCCACACGCACCAAAAGAAGAGAAACAAAACAAGATAGCAAATCTGTTGAAGAAATTACTGGTATACAGATAGAGCGTTCTCACAAGCAATCTAAATTTTTCTATTTAAACAAGTCTTTGTATATTTACCGTACAATAATTTTTCATGAAGACAAACACTGGTAAGAATGGTAAAGGGTAAAACAATAGCGCTCATAGCGCACGACGCGCGTAAGGCAGACATGTTAGAGTGGATAAGATACAATGCTAAGACGTTGTCCGATAATAAGCTGGTGTGCACTGGAACTACTGGGGGACTGGTAGAGGAACTTCTTAGTAACTATCTAGGAAGCAATAAAGGAATCTTAAACATAACTAAGACCCTTTCCGGTCCAATGGGAGGAGACGCTCAAATAGCCGCCATGGTCGTAGAAGGCATGATAGACTTGTGCGTATTCTTAATAGACGATCTGTCTGCAAACCCACACGAAGCAGACATCATGATGTTACTGAGACAGTGCAGGATACACAACATTCCGGTAGCCTGCAACAGGCACTCTGCAGATCTGATGATTACGTCAAAGCTTTGGGGTACCAAGTATTCCCCTTCGAAACCAAAATACGCAAAATTTAACAGAGAAAATAAATAGACATGGCAAAAAAATGTAAAATATGTAGAGAGACAGTCCATCCGGTTAGAGAGAAACTGGGATACGACACGTGCGTGGTACACTCAACTGCTGAGAGATACTCTGGAATAATATCGGCTACGGGGAAAACGGATTACGCACTCAACGTGGTAAGAGATCCCGAATTGGCAAAACATTTAAAACAACTTTCTCCAGTGTACGAGTAGCATATTTATAAGATATAATTAAAACAAACATGAATTACGTTAATCCAATATCTTATGCTGCAGCTCTAAACAATCTAAAGGGAGATCGCACTAAATTAAACGAGACAGAAGAACAGGATCTGTGTCCAGACGCCAGTCATCACGAGTGGAAAAAAGCTGGACAAGAAAAAGCAAAGTGCAAACACTGCGGCATGGTAAAAACGATCGCTTACGGCTACGAGCCAGAAAAATCTTTCGCGTACGGAGAAAAGAA